TTTAAAGAGGATATGGAAGCTGTATTCGCATCCACTTTTTCCGCATAGATACTTATCTGCTCCTCGGCTGCATCCAAATCAATACCGAGATTGGTTACAGTTCCCTCCAAAGTGTCAACCTTGTTTGCGTAAATGGTAATGTTGCTTTCTGCTGCATCAAGACGGATTCCCAGATTAGTAACGGTACCTTCCAAGGTGTTCACTTTTTCCGCATAGATACTTATCTGCTCCTCGGCTGCATCCAAATCAATACCGAGATTGGTTACAGTTCCCTCCAAAGTGTTGATATTCTGCCCCAACAGCCGAATGTTTGAATGAGTCTGCTCGATGCTTGTAGATACCTCTTTCTTATAGTCATTCAACGGATTGTCCGTTATAGCCAACAACGATACGAACATGTCACCCGTGAATTTCAACACAAAATCACCGGTACCATCCCATTTGCCACTCCATTTGTATATCTGCCAATCTACAGAAGAAGCGACATTGAAAGTAGTGTATGGCAAAGTGTCATCCGAAACCGATGAACCTTCAAAGCCAACCGTAAGGACACCCGACTTCTTACAAAGGAACTTCAAGGACAGATAGAGAGTATCACCGACCTCTTCAAATTCCTCTGAAACCTCTCCACCTTCAACCTTCGTATATTCCTTGTGTGTACCAGGCTTCCGGATATTGGCATTCAACTGACGAATATAGCTATTGGAGATGCAAAGCATATTCTGACCGTCATATTCCTGAATATCCGCAACCTTCCTACGGGCGGTAACAATACTACGGTTCAACAACAAAGCTTCATCATTCATCGTAATGAAATCAATATCATTTTCCCTTTCCCATCCTTCCAGATTCTCCGTAAAGGTGGCATTGGTCAAATAATTATCCTCTTCCGTCAATTCATAAGAAAGCTTCTGAAACCGCGTTTGGAATAATGAACGTGTCATTTCAATCTTCGTGTCCAGACTTTCCCCGGTCTGACGCATACGGAAATCGCCAACGGCATACAGATTTATCAGATAAGCACCAAAGGACTGCAACCAACCGAATAAATGATGATAGATTCCTTGGAGATTACCTAAACGTCCCTTCAAAGAATTATCCGGGTCTGTCTTGGTACCATACAGAATGTCAATATATGGAGTGGCATTACCAACCGTCATCAACTGAATAATACCTTTTCTATCAGGATTGGAAAGATTGTCTAATCTTACAAGCACATCATTCTCCGCTATCAAAGAAAGATCGCCCGCAAAATTCTTCAATGTAATCCAATCCAAACGCTTTTCATTATCTTCCAGACTACCCACCTGAGCATCCGTTACGATAAATTCATACGTCTTTATTACGGTATAATCATTTTTCTCCGATGGCATTCCATTAAACTGCTGGCAATACAGATAATCATCAACACGGAAAGGATTGTAAAGTTGGCCATCATCTGTTTTCAGATAGATTCTACCCGTTTCCACATCATAATGGTCCACTTTCATAAAACCGCTGAAAGTCACATTATCATTCTCACCTCTCATCTGTGAGATGATAAATTCAAAAACCTTCAAAGTCTTACGGATTGTCAACTCATCCAATTCCATGCAAGCCAATTTCTCTGTAACACCAGCCGCATTAATGAAATCCTTCAACCAGATAGCCCATCCTTTTCCAGAAAGAAAGCCTGAAATGAAATCCTCAGAGCTTAATGTATCATTAAATACAGCATGCCCCTTCACATCAATTCCATTCAAGAAATGAATGAGTTGCTGTGCCGTATCTTCTATATCCTTTCGGAGATACCTTTCATCGAAATTCTGGTCTTTAAGCCAATTTACAATACCTTCCAAGAACCGCCCAACGCGTTCTGCCGTATTCTCACCGACTTCCGTTGCATTCCTGACCTGTTTTGCAATCGCTTTTAAGACTTCCAAACTATCTATGCTTGCCATATCAATCACCAATATCAACAATTCTCACCCTTGAACCTCTCACGGGCTGAATATCTTCCACATTATCCCACGTCTTCAAGAACTCCAAAGCTCCAGAAAGGTATGTTTCCGCAACATTCATCAAATCATTATAACGATTCACCCGATTCTTGTCATCCATTCTCGAAGCATGTTCATCCTGATGCTGTAAGAAACCAGACCTTCCAAGCATGGCTCCATCATTCTTGGCCATCTTCGCATAAACGAAATATGCCAACGCATGACGAATACCCTTAAATATCCGTTTCTTTTTAGATTTGCAGACATATTGACCTCCCTCCAATAAAAGAGATTGGTTTTCAGTCAAGCTCTCGCCTACAAGCTCCAAAAACAAATCAGCACCAATAGCCGGAATAATGAACAGTTGTTCACATTCATCAATGAACTTCTCAACTTCATCAACATCCACATGAATAGAGGACAATCTTGTGTAATCCTTCCAATTTTCAGCTGTTAATAGATGCCCCATTTGAATCAATATATTTAAGTGGTCTCAAACTATAATCACCAGAACCATTTGCCGTTTCATACCAATACTTGAAAATCTTATCCAAGGCTCTTTCTATGAATCTTTGCTCCGTAGTTACCTCACCAGCATAATACTCATAAGCATCACGCATGACATCACCACTAAAACCAAGCTTACCGATACGGATTGCATAAAACAATTCCTGATGGAACTGGGCATAAATACGTTCAACCGTACTTTCATCCGTTACCGTGAAATCCTTATCATAATTTTTCATTGGAAATTCAACAACTTTCGGCTCATCTTCATCATCTTCCAACTCAACCAAAAGAATCTTATTCCCATTTGTATCACCCTGAAACTTTTTCAAATCTTCCGGTGAAATCATCTGTCTCTCTATCTCACGTCCTTCATTATCCACCTGAGGAGCACCTTTCTTGGCAACAATCATACAAGAAACGAGGAAATTATTACGGACATTTCGATTCTTCACATTTGACAAACCTTCATCCGTACTCATCTCTGTAATCACAGAATCATAAATCGGCACCGGATAAACCATCGGGCCATCCATTGACATCCAAAGAATCTGCCCCTCATAATTCTGAATACCTCCAACAGCATCAACCTGTGAACGTACAACATCAGGATTCGGATTGAATACATTCACCTTCTTCACATTCTTGTTATCTACCATGATCGCCTTTCCTCCCCTGGTCTTTTTACCAGTCCAATCCGGATGCAAAAGAATATGGCCAACATAACCATTTTCATCCTCTTCCTCCAATCGACAATTTTCAAAAGGAACGAACTGAACTTCTACAATCTGGCAGAAAACATTGTAATTCACATGAAGTGCAAATCCACCATACTTCGCCACATCATCGCAGATATACCTCAATATCGAATCAGCCGTATCGCCTTTCCGATTAACCACATATTCAGAAAACTTCAAATCCTTGAATCCGAAACCTTCAATGAATTTAGAATATCTGTTAAGACATAACTTTGCCGTTCCTGATGCCGAAGTGATGGCCGAAAGGTTCTGAGGATAAAGATTATCCTCGCCATAAGTCTGCATCTTGAACTGTTGGGAGTATTTTACCCCCACACGGCTCTCTGGCTTTTTTGCTGTCTTGACATTCATACATTATTCCGTTTCTGTTTTTTCTACATCCTGGCCTTCTTCATTTCCAGACTTTGCCACAGCCACGACATCAGAAGCAGCCTTCAAAGTAGCCTCAACCTGCTTGTTGGTCAACTTCTTTTCTCCCAACTGATAGCCTTTGTAATCTTCTCGAAGCTGTTTCTTCGTTGCCCCTTCATTCATACGTTCTGCAATCTCCGAAATCAAGCCTTCATTCAATAATTCTGTCGCAGAGCCACAGCGAGTTTCCCAATCTTCCGGATAACTCTGGAACATCTTGATTTGCTTAGGGAATCTCTTCAAATAACCTTCTGCAACTTCATCCGTCAAATTCGCATTCGTATAAACCTTTCCGTTGGCAAAATCCTGAATGATAACACCGGCCAACAAAACATATAAACATTTCGCTTTCATTTTCTTTTCTGTCTTTAAATAGTTATACACCTCAATCAAAGCATCACGGTAACAATCCTGACAATTCGTGCGTTTAAACTCCTTTCTCAAAACCTCTCGATAAAGTGTTTCTATCACTTCTTTATCAGAAGTTGAGAAGCCGCTTTCAAAACGGCCTCTCAATTCTTTGACAATCAACAATGCTTCTTCATACGTCATAATTACGCAGCAGCAGTTTTAAGGGTTTCAAACTGAGTTGCGGTAGTCTCTGAATCAGTATTGAAATAGAACATAGCCGCCTTTGGCGAACCTGTTTCCTTCAATGTCACCAACCAACCACCATCCGTGTCTTCTGAATACTTATCATTCTCTTGCGTTTCCGCTGAAAGTCCCTGATAATATCCATATACCTGATACTCTGCATTTCCTTCAGTTCCCTTGTGCTTATTCTTCAAAATAACCACAAACGAACCATTGGCCAATCCTTCAATGATGTTTTCACACACTTCCGGACCATTATCAAATACTACAATTGGCACTTCTGAATCCCACTTGTTTTTATATGTACCCTTAACCATTGAAGTCTTAGTACCCGTAAATGGAGTAGAACCCATTGAAGCCACAGAATACCCCTTCATCCCCGGCTTCAATACCAAAGTTTTAATGACATTCTTGGTATCCCCAAAAACCGTCTTTGAAAAGTCAATATGGCTGCGATTGATAATCAACCCATCGGGCTCCAGACCTTTCACCAAAGGATTCTCGCAATTTACTGCAATATCCTGTTTTAATATACTCTCACAAAGTCCTGCCATAATACATCAATAAGCTGCATGGAACATGTCATCTTCCAAAAGGTTAGTGCCAATCTTACCTTGTGAATAGATGTAATTTCTTCTCTCCTTACGGTCAAACCAAACATCCAGATCGGAAATCAAACCATCCTGGTCTGAACCAATCATAAAATTCTTGATATTACCGAATACCATACGATATGGAAGATTGAACTTTTCACCACTCTTTTCATAAGCAGCAATGAAACGGTCCCAAATAGAGATACGTGCAATGGTTACACCATCATACTTGGCGACTTCAAATCCATCAAACACCTTTTCCCAAGGCATGATTGTATTGAATCTTTCCTTCACATCCCAATGCAAGGCATCCGCCATCCATTTTGTCATAAGGATAACAGAGCCACTATCAGCAGTAATACGGGAATCCGCATCCATCAACATACTATCAACCAAACCAGTAGCAGTACCCTTTACCAACATCTTAGCCTTTGCAGCCGCAAACGTGTCTTCCTGATTGGCTACAATCGATGTCAACTGCTTTTCATTTTCCGCACACTGGGCAAAGATGCGCAAGAACAAACCATCACAAGTCGTAAAAAGTGCCTTCTTTACATCATCAGTCAAAACACCACCTTCTGACACGGTCTGGATGTTCTTATTACCGAACCAACCGAAACGCCAAATCATTCTCATCATCTGACGTTCAAGAGCCGGACGGATGATGTATGTCATAAATTCTGTAGAAGTCAAGTCACCGATAGCTGTACCAGTCTTCAAACAATGTTCTGCAATCGTACCCTTCAAGGCTTCATAACAGATTTTAATTGGAATGTTCCAATCACCCAACTCCCAACGCTTTTGCTTGTTAGCAATACCGACTTCCTGATATTCAGGATCGCAACCGCCACCAGCAATACCAACATCATCCATGTCACCGATAAAAGCGACTGGGTCACCATCCTTCACCTTCTTAATTGTGGTGTACTTATTGAAATCCTCATCCTGATTAATGGTCAAGGGAATCAACTCTTTCAAATCTTTCACATCCTGAGGATGTACTTCAATGTTCTCAAAAAACTTTCCCATCTTTCAATCACTTCTTTTTGTTAAACGTACCTTCTTTTCTCTCACGAATCTCTTTCTGCATAGGTGTCTCATCTTCTTCTTTGGCACCCTTCGCTACATTCACACCTGAAACCTGACGGCTCTTCACTTTGAATGTGCTACAATTCTTTGCCAACCATGCTTCACCGCCAGCCATCTTCACAGCATTCAGGATAGCCAAATCTGATGTGCTTTTAGCTTTCGCCTTTGCATCATCTAACTTCTCTTTCAATTCCGCATTTTCTTCTTCAAGTTCCTCAACCTTCTTTTCCAAGTCGGCAATTTTCTGGTCCTTCTCATCACCTTCTCCGTCTTCACCAGACGAAGCCGGGCGAATCTCTGAAATCTTGCCATCAACTACCACAATTGTAGAACCGTCAGGCATCACATGCTCACCATCAGGACTTGCTACGTCCCCAACTTGCGGCTCACCTTCCTCTCTCTCAATGGTCAAAGTACCACCGTCAGCAGTACTCAAATCCATACCCAAAGCCACGTCCTCAATCTTCGAGTAACCCAGCTTTCCCAAAAGCTTATCCAATAAGGACTGCTTCACTTCGACATTCTTTTCTGTCTTTCCCATACTATTTAAAATTGAATTATTAAAAGAGCCCGATTTTGCTGACGCAGGGGCTACAATTTCCGAAATAATACCCAACTCTTTTGCTCTCTCGGTGTCTATTACCTTATCCTCATTCATCAAGGCTTGCATTTCCGTTCTATCACAACCACATCTTTCCACATACAAATCCAACATCTTGTCCTGTTCCTTTTGTAATGTTTCAGCAGCATTCCGTAAATCATCCGCTGTTAGCTGTGATTCCAATCCATAAGAAGGAACCCAAGGATTATGCACCAGAATGTTGGCACTCTTGAAAGCTTTCCGTCTTTCCTTTGGTGCAGCCATCAAGATAATTGTGGCCATCGATGCACATTTACCCTCTACCGTTGCACTGATTTCTTTTCCTGAAGCTCTCAACTTATCATAAATTGCCCATCCTTCGGCACACGAGCCACCATCACAATGCAGACGAATATCAATCTCTTTATCATTGGCGTCCATGCCATTCAGAAAATCATCTATATCCTTAAAGCAGACACCATCGACACCCATACACCATTTCAAGAACTGCTTGTCCTCTTCGGTAACAATCTCATTGTAAATCTTTAATTTTGCCATCTTTCTCTACATCTTTACCACAAAGGTATAAA